TGGTGGTGGCAACCTTAAGATCAACCACCATGACGAGAAGGATCAGACGAAGATAGAGTTCAGCGTTGAAAAGAGCATATCGTCAACGCAGAACACAGCCACCATTAAGATATGGAACCTGAAGGAAGCGTCACGCAATGCACTTGGCAAGGAGCTTGACGAGGTGACGCTGGAGGCAGGTTATCAGCCGCCGCAAGGTAGCGACAACATCGGCGTCATCTTTCAAGGCAACATACGTGACGTTGAGCATTCGCGCGACGGACCTGACATTATCACAACGTTCAGCAACGGTGACGGTGACAAAGGTGTGCGCAATGCCACCATCAGCAAAAGCTACAAGAAAGGTACGCCAGTCAAGGAAGTGGTTGACGACCTTAACAAGCAGCTTGAAAAAGAAGGTGTCAAGCGTGGCGAACAGAAGTTGCCGGAGAAGGTTGGTAACTTCCAGCGTCCTTATGCCGTGGTGGGCAGCGTGAAGCGTGAGATGGATACGCTGAGCCGTGGCAAAGGTTTCTACTGGTCGATCCAGAACAACACATGCGAGATCATACCGGGTGACGGGTTCATTGGTGGCATAATCCTGCTTAACGATGAGTCTGGCTTGGTGGGCACGCCAACCATTACTGACAATGGCGTGAAGGTTAAGGCGTTGCTCAATCCGGAGATCCGCCCTAACCGCCGTGTAAAGATTGAAAGCCAAACGCTGGAAATGAATTCTGCGAATGGCGAGTACCGTGTAAGCGAATGCACCTACGAAGGCGACAACCGTGACGGTGACTTCTTTGTGTCAATCGTTGGTGAAAGCATCAAGGGCGACAAGGTGGATGAAGGTAAGAAGAACGAGCCTGTAGAAAACACACCGGGCGCCAAGACTGACAGCGATCCTAACCCTGCACAGACGCAAGCCACAACACCGGGCGGACAACGAGGAGACACGTAATGGTCGGCCGCATGGGTAAGGCAACCAACTGGCCTGATGACATTGAGGAGCAGCGCTCCTTGGATGAACGGCAAAGCATGTGGGGCGAGATCCCCGGCAAGGTGGTTAGCTACGACGCCAAGGCGCAAACGGCAACAGTCAAGCCACTATTCAAGCCAATGCACAATGGCAAGCCGGTGGAGATGCCAGAGCTCTACGAGGTGCCTGTGCGTATGCAGCGTGCAGGTAAGGGCGCAATGACTTTTCCCGTTGCAGCCGGCGACAAGGTTACGCTGCGCCCGCAAATGCGCAGCATGGAAAACTATCACGAGAAGGACGAAGGCAACGCCAGCGACGCAAGGTCTTTTTCCGTGGCTGACATGGAAGCGCACATTGCGGGCGGTGAAAGCCTCAAAGACCCTATCAAGAACTACGACGATAAGAACGTACACATGCGCTTTGACGAGGAAGGTAAGTTCGGCATCCGTGGTAGTAAGGAAGGCAAGGTCAAGATCGAGGGCAGCCAAGGCAACATCTACGAACTCATTGCGCAGTTCATGGAGTTGGTTGCCAGTGATGAACTCATGATTAACTATGGTTCTTCCGCCGGCACCGGACACCGCCTTTATAACCGCGCACCGCTGATGGCAATCGCCGCAAAGATTAGGGCAATGGCGCTATGACGACAGCACGTAATCACGTGGGTCTTGGGATGAAGGCTAACCAATACAAGATCCATGACGTCTACCTTGACAGCACTAACAACCTTGTGCTTGCGCGCAAGGCGGAAGCCGTTGGGCAGCATGTGCGGCAGCGGCTCATGACGTACCTTTACGAGTGGTTCCTCGACACCAATGCCGGTGTGCCGTGGCTGGACGAGATCATGGCGCAGCAATACAATCCGGGCCTCGCTGAAGCCGTTGTGAAAAGCGAAGTGCTTGACACTGACGGTGTAACGGAGATCGTTACCTTCTCTGTTAACTTTAATCGTGAGCGGCGCGATCTTATGTATCGCGACATACAAATCAAGTCTGTCTACGAACAAGAGGTTAAGGTGCTATGAGCTATGGTGTGCAGCCAACCGGCTTTGTGCGCAAGAGCCTTAACACGGTCTTGCTTGAAATTGAAAACGCAATGCGCACGGAGTTTGGTCCTGACGTTATTCAAACGCCGCAAAGTCCGTTTGGACAAATCAACGGCTTGATGGCAGACCTCATCACGCAGTTGTGGGAAACCGCAGAGGACGTGTATCAGTCCTACGACATTGACCAAGCGGAAGGTACACGGCTTGACGGTCTTGCAACGTTGCGCCTTATGGATCGCGGATCACAAGAAACGGACATGGCGTTCCGTGGCGCCATCACCAACCAAGGACGCGCACGGGTTGACGTTGCTGACTTGAGCCGTGCGCTGAAGATGCTTGATGGTGTGGAGTTTGTGCAGGTATGGGTCCCCGGCAATTCCGACACGTCAACGGACATCCTGCCACCCGGTTATATCTGTGTCGCCATCATTGGTGGCGACTCGCATGAAATTGCAGAAGTGATGCGTCAGTATGTGGTGCCGGGGATTAGCACCTATGGCAACGAGACTGTCACTGCCGTGGTGGACGGTTACTGCCGCTCTATGCTTATCCTGCGCCCGATCCTAGTGCCGGTTGAACTTATCGTTGCGGTCAACTCCAGGCGCGACATCATGGGTTGCCCACCACCGAGTCTGCTAGCCATACGGGATGCGCTGTACATCGGGCTCTACAATACGTTGCGCAACGGTGACGACATTACGTATTACCGCGTGCGGCAGATCATTGAGTCCGCCTTTGCAAGCGTAGAAGTTAAAGGCTTCAACGGTAAGCGTGACAACGTGTGGATGGGCATCAACTCAGACGTTGTCATTGGCTTTGTGGAGTTGGCCACGATCGCGCAAGACAAGATCACCGTGCAGCTTGCACAAGAAAATATACCGGTGGAGGTGCTGCCGGAGCTTGAGTTAATTAATCCTGTGATGGTAGAACCATGATCCCTGTAACCTGCCCTGACAAAACGGCACTGGTCGAAACGGAAATAGATCGCGTCCTCACGCAGTACCGTGAGAGCACGTATTTCCTGTTCATGATCAGGACGTACCTTGGGCACGTTGCGGATGTGCTGAATGAAATCTGCATCATCCCACAGTTCTTTGACCTCTACGATGCAGTTGGTGATCAGTTAACGCTGCTAGGGCAGCGCTTGGGATGGCCACGCACGCATTGCGTATGCGCTACGCAGCCGGTGTTTGGCTTTGACTGCGATCCTGTTGTAACCACCACGCAGGAATTGATGCGCCCCATAGGCGGCTTTTGTGATGGTGCCGTAACGTGGGAAGACTGTGGTCCGTTCGGCCTCAGCGACATTACGCTTAACGACGATGAGCTATACCGCAAGTTCCTTATGGTGCGGCGGTATCAATACCTGTGCCTGTATGACATTGATTCGCTTAACGAGGCTGTGAAAATATTCTGGGGACCAACCGCAACCGTGCTGGATGCTGGCCATGGGCGCGTTGTGGTGGCACCGGGGCGCCCGCTGACGGCGGAAGAACGCGCAGTGCTGAGCCTGTATCCGCGCGTGCTGCCGGTTGCGCTTGGCATTAAGGTGCGCTTCCACTTTGATATGGTGCCGGTGTTTGGCATGGAAGAAGGTTGGCTTGGTTTCTGTCAGCCTTACGACTATGGTGCAGTTAACATCGTCACTGAATATGGTGCGCTGCTCGTTACGCAAACCGGGGCTGAAATCGTTACTGGTCTACTCGTCGAAGATCCGATCTGGATGTGCGAAGTGGACGTTGACCCTTATGACTGCAATGTGAGGCAAATCTGATGGCAGATTTTTCAACTCCCTTCGCGGAAGGCGGCGACCGCCGCTTCGCCTCGCCCACCGAGCAGCAAGAGGGTTTCCCTTGCGGACCGGCAGAGAGGGCACTGTTCAACGGTGAGCTGTACCGCTTGGAAGCGGAGCTTGGCGAGGTCATTGAGTTTGCCGGTATTACACCGTCGAATGACCGCATGACACAGGTGCGTGAAGCGATACAGGCACTGATCAATGCCGCAACCGGTGAAGGCGACACTAGCGATTACTTGCTGATGTCGCAGGCACGCGCACGCTTGCCGTTCTTTCCTGACGTGCTGAATGTGGATGGGCGCATCACTTGCCTGTCGCCTGCAACTGGCGTCGTCCGTATACCGGGCGGCGTCACCTTTCAGCATCGTGGCGTGTACCCAATCACAACCGTGCAAACGGATCTGACAACGTCGCTCAGCCAAACGTATCACCTGCGTTGGGACCCAACCAACGGATACAGGCTGCGCAACCTGACAGACGCTGTCTACAACGTGAACGGTGATCCGGAGAACTCCATCAAGTTCGATAGCAGTTATGACGACATGCTGATTGCGCGTGTTACCACTAATTCTTCCAATGTGGTGACCATCACGAACCTTGCCAACAAGGTGCGCATCGCAAGCGAGTTTACTGCACCACCAAAGAACTTTGACGGGACTTATCAAAACGGCAGGACGCTTACCCACACGATCAACAACTCGCGTGTCGGTGTGCCGACCCTTATGAACCAAACACCGCCCGGTAATAGCTACGACTCGGACTACTATCTGGTCGTGACAGGGAACGACCGCTATGCCTGCACCGTGTACAGTTGGACATGGCAGCATAACAATCCGGCGCCAAACAACATTCAAGCTCTTGGTTACACCTACACCGTGCTCGCGTAAGGAGAACGCGCAATGGCAACGACGCGCATTGATCAGCTTCCCTTAGCGACAGCGGAGAGCGGTCACGAACTGCCTGCGATGCTGAGCGGCGTTACCTACAAGGTCAGCGTTGCCAGCATCAAGGATAATGCCGTTAGCGGGTGGGCACAGATCTACGATCCGCAGAACATACATAACGACGCGTTCAATCTTGCCAACATGACCGGCACGATTGACGTGTCGAAGGTTGTCGGTGCAGTTAAGAAAGCCGGCGATACGATGACCGGCGCACTTAAGCTGCCGGCACCGGTTGCGCCGGAAGATGCAGTCAACAAGGCATACGTTGACAACACCGGTAGCACTGCCGCTATTGGTGAAGTCGCACCGGCGAGCCCAACGGACAATTCCTTTTGGTGGCAGAATTCGAGTGGTGCTCTCTTCATTCGTTATAAGGACGTTGATAGTGCGCAGTGGGTGCAGGTCAACACTCCAGGCATCGGCGAGGCGTTGGTTGATGCGCGTGCCTATGGGCGCATGAATGCAGCGTGGACGGAGGTCCTCAAGTATTCTGAGCTGACGACTGGCGGCACTGCGCTAACCATTTCGCGTCCGGGTGGTGTTGTCTTCAGCGGCACGAGCGGCGTTGCAATCCAAGGTTCCTCCGGTCTCAGTGTCAGCACTGCTATCAATGCGGCTTCCGGCAACTTCAGCGGTGCGCTCACGGTTGGCAGCACGCTTACCGCTAATTACATCGTCAATGCCAATAGTACCCTCAACGTTTACGGTGTTTTTAATTCCATGCTAGGTGGGCAACTTGGCGGTTATGGTTATGTGACCAACTGCAAGAGCGTCCTGCAATTTGATTGGGCTAGCAGTGGTGGTTATTTTCAATTTGTTTCTGGGTCTTCCGGTTGGCATTTCGGTTTGCCGAGCGTGGGATGGGGCACGTACAATCTAACGCCATCCAGCTATCGCCATCAGTTCGCCTTTTCCGGCACTTGTTATTATGCGTTTGACCCAAACTTCTTTTTCGCGCTTACAGGTTCGCCAACGCTTGGCCTATCGAACTATCGTTGGAGCACGATCTACACCACTGTCGCCGTCAACATCTCCTCCGATGCACGTTTGAAGAACACCATCGCACCACTTACGGGACCGGAGCTTGCCTGCGCACGCGCACTGAAAGACATCTTCCGCACGTTCAAGATCAATCGTGAAGGCGATGGCGGAAAGATCCACTGCGGTGTTGTCGCGCAGGAGGTGCAGGAAGTTTTCGCGGCGCAAGGCTTGGACGTTACGCAGTATGCGTTCTGGCAGGAAGATGAACTCTACACTGAGAAGTGGAATGAAGAGACGTTGCAGTACGACAAGACGATGACCGGTGAGACGGAACTTTCAATCGCGTATGACGAACTGCAATGCTTTGTGCTTGCGGCACTGATGGAGTTGCTGTGATGGCTGCTTTTGACTTCCCTGCAACGCCAACGGTCAATCAAACGTACACGCTTAACGGTGTGACGTATCAATGGAACGGCACAGCATGGATCGGCACCGTGCTCCCCATTGGTGAGGCACCAAGCGACAATAAGAATTACGCACGCAAGAATGCGACGTGGGTTGATACTGCACCTATCCTTGCGCCGCTGCCGGTAAGCGCTGCGGCACTCGGTCAGTGGCGCGGCTTGCAAGGCACGAACGGTTCTGCGCTTGTGCTGCCTGCCGGCGGTACGTGGGCATATGCTTACATTGGCTCTAACACATCCAGCGGTGTCATCACGCTCGGCTTCCAAGGTGGCATTGCAGCGGGTGGCGCAACGGTTCAAGCGGGTGCTGCCAACGTCACCTATCACGGCTTTTGTTGGAGGCTTACGTGAACTATTACTATTACGTTGATACGGACAACTATGTGTGGTTCCATGCGTCGCACTTTCCCATACCGGAAGGCTGCACGGAAATCACCAAGGAGCAGTACACCAATAGTATGCGCATTGATAAAACGAAGAGCCATTGGGCAATGGTGAACAGCGTTGTGGTGCTGCAACCAAATCCGCCGCCAGCCTCTCCCGGTTATGTACCGCCAGAGCCGCCTGAACCATTGCCGCCTGAACCGCCGCCGGAAGTGCGCTTTGCGCCAAAGCTAGGACCAACACCATGATGCCCGGTGAATTCCCGTTAGACATCTACCGTGGTGACACTGCACGCTATCAGTTCAAGCTATGGACTGACACCGGCAAGACGCAACCTGCGGACCTGACCGGTGTGACCGTGGCTGCAATGGTGCGTGACAAGACGAGCGGTGGAAACTATTACGCGGACTTGCAAGTGACCGTGACGCAGCCAAACATCATCGACATGTTCATTCCCACCACGCTGAGCAAAGAGTTCCCAAGCAAAGGCGTGTGGGACTTGCAACTGACCTACACCAACGGCGACGTGATCACGGTGCTGAAGGGTCCGGTTGCTGTAACGCCGGACGTGACCTACACTACCGTCGCCCCGCTTAAGGCAGCCTCATGACAACGATTGTCGACGTCACAGCGGTTGAAGCCACGGCGCTCGTCATTGACGTGACGACTGACGAGCTTGTCAAGACCGTTGACGTTGCCATTCCCGGTCCCGTGGTGGTGGACGTCACGACGCTGCCACCAATGGCGGTTGACATCACCGCACCGGAGACACCGCAAGCTGTTGACGTTACGTTGGCTGCACCGTACACGGCGATGGACGTCAACGTCAACGTTGGTGCTGAAGGACCGCAAGGCGAGCAAGGCTTGCAAGGTGATGACGGCCCGCCCGGACCAAAGGGTGATACCGGCCAACCGGGAATGCAAGGCGTTCCCGGACAAGTTGGTCCTGCCGGACCCAAAGGCAGCAAGGGTGATACCGGTGCGCCCGGTAGCGTAGGTCCTCAAGGTGTGCCGGGTCCTGCCGGTGTGGCTGGTCCGCGCGGACCTACAGGCGATACCGGTCCGCAAGGCATGGTGGGCGCTCCCGGTCCCACAGGTCCGCAAGGCAGTAAGGGCGACACCGGCAATGCTGGTCCTATCGGCGCCACTGGTCCGCCCGGTGTGCAGGGTGAGCAAGGCGACGTTGGTGCGCGCGGGCCGAGCGGTGCTCAGGGCATACAGGGACCAACCGGCGCCACGGGTGCTCAGGGCATACAGGGTCCGCAAGGCGCAGTGGGTCCGGCAAGCACTGTTCCCGGTCCGCCCGGTGCAACCGGCACCACGGGTCCCGCAGGTCCGCAGGGTGGCAAGGGCGACAAGGGTGATGCCGGCGCACAGGGGATGCCCGGTGTGCAAGGCGTGCCGGGTCCTGCCGGCAGCAAGGGTGATACCGGCGCTCAGGGTCCGCTCGGTCCTCAGGGTATGCAAGGCGTGCCGGGTGTGACCGGTAGCACTGGTCCGCCCGGTGCCAAGGGTGACGTAGGTCCGCAGGGGATGCCCGGTGTGCCGGGTCCTACCGGCAGCACTGGCAGCAAGGGCGACAAGGGCGATGCCGGTGTAGCGGGTCCGCAGGGTCCTACAGGACCCATTGGTGCCACGGGACCAACCGGTGTGCGCGGACCGCAAGGCGACCTTGGTCCACAAGGTATGCCGGGAGTACCGGGACCAACCGGCAGCACTGGTCCCACGGGCGCCAAGGGCGATAAAGGCGATGCCGGCACTACGGGTGCGCCCGGTGCTACCGGCGCCACAGGCGCAACGGGTCCGGCAGGTCCGACAGGGAGCTCAGGGGCGCCCGGTGCGCCCGGTCCGCAAGGGTTGCCGGGTGCAGTCGGCGCAACGGGTCCCACGGGTCCCGCAGGCGAACAAGGCGCGCAAGGCATACCGGGTGAAGACAGCACCGTGCCGGGTCCGCCCGGTGCCACAGGTCCGCCCGGTGCAGCCGGTGCAGCCGGTGCGCCCGGTGCGCCCGGTCCTGCGGGTGCGGATAGCACCGTGCCGGGTCCTCCTGGCTTAACAGGTCCGCCGGGTGCCACAGGTCCGCAAGGTGCTGACAGCACCGTGCCGGGTCCGCCCGGTGCTACGGGACCTCCGGGTGCCACAGGCGCACAGGGTATCCAAGGCGTTCAGGGTCCCGTGGGTGCCACGGGTCCGCAAGGCAACGTGGGACCACAAGGAGCAACCGGTGCAACCGGCAGCACGGGTGCTCAAGGTGTTCCAGGCACACCGGGTGAGGTGTGGTTCAGCGGTACGAGCAATCCAACGACGGTTGCGGGTGCAGTCAGCGGCGATTGGTATCTCAACACCACCACGGGTGCGGTGTACC